ATATTGGAGAATAAAGTTAGTTAAGTATCAAGATAGAAGTTCAGTTATCAAGGGAGATTTCACAGAAGAAATTACATTAGGTATTGAAGATGTTTTCGGTGAAGAAATTAAAGATGAGCAGGAAAGCACTATCAAACCAGAACAATATCAAACAGTTTCACATATTGTTGAAGATGGTGTAAGAACTTATATTAACAATGGTTTAAAAATCGTTGATGCTAGTTTAACAAATAACTATGCAACAATATCAAAGAATTATTACGAACTATCAGGCGTAACACATAATGAAAAGGCTCTTGAATATGGATCAAACTCAGAAATAAAAACCGGCGAAAGCTTATCTGCGACTATGTGGTTTAACCCCAAGTTTAAATCATCTGATGCATCAACATATACTATGATCGGTGATTCTAATGAAAGTGGATTTAGACTCAAATTAAATACAACAGATGTTATATCAAATACTGGAGGTATTACGAAAACGTTCAACCATGATATTATATTTGATGAGAATTCATGGTATTCAATATTATTGAATGTAAACAACACATATAATCAAATAAGTGTTGCAATATATAAACTAAATGTAGGTGCAAACGGAGTTAATACAATTTCTAAAGTATACTCAGGATCTGAAGCAATTGCCGAAGCAATTGAGTGGTCATATAATGATAAATTCAACTTGGTTGGCGGCAAATTAAATGTTACTAATGTTCGTATTTTCAATAAACCGATAGGAAGTACTGAGTATTTAAATATAATCAATCAATATATTGTTAAAGATAACCAACATGCACTTGTTATTGATAATGCAGTTCCTTCACTAGGGTATCAGAGATTCAAAAATGCTAGGTAGCATAATTGAGATATATACTCTATAAACAAATTATTTTATGTCAGAAGAAAAGAAATCAATTAAAGATCAGGCAGAAGACATTCGTCGAGACTTGGATAGTTTAATTGGAAATGATACTGAATCAATCGAAGAAATGGTTGTTACAGATCCAATGCTACCTGTAAAGGAAAGAGAAGTACTACCGTCATACAAAGAGTTAAAAACGACATCCACTGCTAAAGCTAAGAAGACTATTACAGCTCTCATGAAGTTTTATTTAGATGAAGATATTATCGAACGCGATGAATACATTCAATCTAAGAAGGCTATAGATGAGATGACAATGGCTTCTCTAGTTTACCAGCTAAACGCTGGTGAACGAGCTCTTACAATACTTCTTGAAACTATAGAAGGAGGAGAGATTGCACCTAGAATGTTCGAAGTACTTGCTACTTTACAAAAATCAATGCTAGATATTATTAAGTCACAGACTATGTATTTGATGGCAACTGAAGAATCTACAAAGAGAATTGCAAGAGATATTGAAATCTATAGAAAGAAGGATGATGTTAAATCAATTGAAGAGGCTGGAGGAGATTCAAATGATAGTAATACAATGAGAGGCTCTAAAGATTTAATGAGATTAATTAGAGATGGTATAAATCAAGATGAGATCGAGGATGTTGATGTATCTGATATCGAAGAAACAAAAGAATAATGGCAGCTTCAGGTGATAACGTATGGATTCCAAAGGAGGAGTCAGATGCATCAAGCGAGAGACTTGTTTGGTCTACTAAGAATATTAATGATTTATTAGTAGCAATGGATAAGGGTTATAAGCCCCAAGTTCGTATGCCGTTTTATGAAGGTAAACAGAACTTGCGTAAAGGTAATATAGTCTTTGAATACACTGATGAAGAAATCACTGAAATAGCTAAATGTGCTAAAGATATTGTATATTTCGCAGAAACGTATGCTGTTGTAATGACTGATGAAGGAATTCAGAAGGTTAAGATGAGAGATTATCAAAAAGACCTTTTAAGAAGCTTTCAAGAGAATAGATTTAATGTCGTAGTTGCTGCAAGACAGATGGGTAAAACAGTTACAGCATCTATTTTTAATGCATGGTACATGTTATTCAATTACGACAAAACTACATTACTTTTAGCAAATAAGGCTGAAACTACCAAAGAAATTATTGATAAGGCTAAAGTTGTAATGGAAAACCTTCCATTCTTTATGAAACCTGGTATTTTGAAATATGATGTAATGTCAATGAGGGCAGATAACGGATGTAGGCTTGTGGGTCAATCAACCACCGCGAAGGCTGGTATTGGTTTTACAATTCATAATTTATATCTTGATGAGTTTGCCCACGTCCACCCAACAATTGTAGATAGTTTCTATGAGAATGTTTATCCAACGTTATCATCTTCGAAAGTTTCTCGTATCAATATTACATCAACGCAGAATGGATTCAATAAGTTTCATGAGATTTATAGTAACGCAGTAAAAGGCAACAATGAATATATACCAACTAGAATAGATTGGTGGCAACATCCTGATCGTAACGATGAATGGTATGATAGGGAAATGGCAAATCTTGGATCTGAAGAGGCTTTTAATAGACAGTACGGCAATGAGTTTTCAGTTGCTACTTCGTTGTTATTAAGTCCAATTTCATTAAAGAACTTTAGAAAAGAAATGGACGCATATGAATGGCACGACCTAGAAGATTTTTCAAATATTCATGCAGAAACTGAAGGATTCCTTGGATTTAGAAAGGGATTCGAAACTGAAGATGCTAAAAATAAGAAAAGATACTGGTTATTTTCTGTAGATATTGCAGAGGGTTCAGGAGGTGATTACTCTATTATAAACGTTTTTGAGGTATTACCAATGGATCACGAGGATATTAAAAACTCTATAAATCCAGGTGCAATGTATGACTTCTTTAAAATCGAACAGGTTGCATTGTTTAGAAGTAATGAACATACTATTGAAGATTTTGCTAAGATTTTATACACTCTATCAATTGAGGTTTTTAATGGAGAGAATGTAAAGATGGTGATAGAGTATAATACTTATGGTAGTATCTTATTAAAATACTTAGGCACGATATTTCCAGCTAGAAATGACTTTGAGGATGAAATGATACTAAGATTTAAACATAGGCATGATTCTAAGGTAATAAAACATGGTTTAAAATTAAACTCAGCAAATAAATCAGTATTCTGTCAGAATTTTAAGAAGCTAGTTGAATCAAATAGGGTTAAAATTAACGAATTTGAAACAGTTACTGAAGCCTCTGTGTTTGGTTCTATTAAGAATGGATCATACGGAGCACAACTTGGACATGATGATATTATTATGTCATGTGTTAACGGTACGGAATTCTTTAATACAACCGCATATGCAGATTACATTGAAGAATTATTAGATATTATACCACATGAAACAGTAACTGTGATGGAGGAGATTCTATTTAGAGATAACACAAGCTCAGGAGATATTCAATATGACATATATTCAATAATTTAAGTATTTTCTAAGATATATAGTATAGAAGATAAGGACAGCGGAGTCGACACCGTTTCTGAAAGTTAAGGTTAGTAAGATTACTTATACTTCAATACTTAAAAATAACCTTAACTTATGAAATTCCACTACGTTTATCGAATCACCAACACCAAATTAAACAAACACTATTATGGTGTTAGAACATCTAAAATAAAACCATCAAACGACATCGGCTTTAAATATTTTTCAAGCTCTACTGATGAAGACTTTATGGAAGATCAGAAAGATAATCCAACGCATTATAAATATAAAGTCGTGAGTATTTTTGAAACAAGGGAATGCGCATTATTAATGGAAATAAAACTTCATGCAAAATTTAATGTGGGCATTAACGAGAGCTTTTACAATAAGTGTAAGCAGACTTCAGTCGGTTGGGATACTACTGGAACATCATTCAATCTAAGCGAAGCTGCAAAAAACAAAATAAGTAAGGCATTGAAGGGCAGGATATTCTCAGAAGAACATAGAAATAACATAGGTATTGCAGGTCTTGGTAGAATACACAAAACCCACTCCAAAAAAATGATGTCGATTAATTCATCTGGAGATAAAAATCCTATGTTTAATAAAAAACACTCAACTGAATCTATTAATAAGATGAAAGAGTCTAGTATAAACCCATCAGATACTATTAGACAAAATCTAAGTAATGGCTGGAAAAAAAGAAAATATATGAAATGTCCAACATGTGGACTATCATCTAATAACAAAGGAAATATGGTAAGATGGCATTTCGATAACTGTAGGTATATTGTTTAGGACAATATGATATTTATGATATTATATAACAAAATCACATAAAGAAATTAGATATATAACTAAAGAAAAAATAAATTAAATTATTATGGCAATTAGTCCTCAATTAAGACAATTCAAGTCTAGTGGTGTTTACCGTTTGGAGTTTGACAAATCTCAAACCGCAAATATTAACGTAGAAACACTTAGATTAGTAGTTGGTCACTCAAAAAAAGGTGCATATAATACACCAGTACTTATTGAAAATGCTGAAGATTTTGTTAATTCATACGGAAACATTGATAAAGGCTTAGAAAAGAAAGGAATGTTCTTCCATAGGTCAGCACTTGCTGCTCTTTCAAGAGGTCCTATTCTTGCATTGAACTTAAACGAATTCACAGATTCTGATTTAGCTTCTTACGTATCTCCATTGACTAATGGATCTAAAAATAGCGTAGGTTATACTGAAAAGGAAGGAACGGCACCATACACTGATTTTCACGATATTGAAAAATTCATGAAACCTTCTGATGCTTCATTCTTAACAGCAGATTCTAGCAATGCATTTGGTGATGACAATGTGATCTCATTTGCAAACTTAAAGAATACACCCCTTACTATTGTAACTAGAATGGCAAAGGATATCGATGGTTTTGAAATCACTGCAGAAGAATGGTACGGAGTTGGTAATGTACCAGACTTTTTAGATGCTAAAGATTATATTTCAGATTATATGATTGATGTTTATGTATTTAAAGGTAAATTTGATCCAACTGTCATGAAATCTGATGCTGTATTTGGATCATATTTTGATTCAACTGGTATTGATAAAGATAAATTAGACTCATTCGCTAATCTTAGACAAGTTTCTTTGTTAGCTAAGTATACTGGATCTTTAATCCCTGGATTTAAAGATATGGAAGGTAGAAATGTTTATTTAGAAACTGCAATTAATGCTGAAACTAGAAGAAC